TTTCTGATGTCAACATGATATCACAAAGGATAGTCCGGGCTCCTACGACACTTAAGACCATTTTATCTTTCGGCTCCGCCATCGCCGCCGGCACATATGTCGCAGCAGATGTTAAATATATTCGTATAACAAACTTAGATAATGAAAACTATGTAACAGTTGGATTGCTGGATTCCACAAACACTGAGAGTGCATATCTCAAGCTAGAAAAGGGCGAGACAATAATACTTCACAATACGAAATTGGAGACCAATATTAATGGTGCAGTTTCATCAGGATTTGAAGATATTGAAACTATAAACGCTCAAGCAAACACCGCCGCCGTTGACCTAGAAGTCTTCGTCGCATCAAGTCAAAGCAGTTAAGGAGAAACTAAACAATGGCTAATTCAGAAATGTTAAAAGTAGTACAGGGGCTGGCTCAAGCAGTTTCCGATATCAAGGCAAACGGTCACGATGAGCGATATGCTTATGATGGCGAAGCTCGCACGGCTGGTCTTAAAAGAGAAGAAGGTGACATTATTCTTGACAAAAGGCATAACGATGGCTTCTCTGTTCGCTTCCTGGGTAACATGATGTGTATTATGTATCAATCCGACATAATGCTCAAAGATATTTACGCAGGCAATTTTGAAAACGAAATGATCCAGATGATCAATAGTGTAAAGAAAGCAATTCAAAAAGAATATAAAAAAGTTACCGGCAACTCTGTAACCCTCACGGCCCAAGAAGAACCACAGGTAATGGCTCAATCTGTTTCTCGAGTTCGATCCTTTGTGCAAGCTGTTCAACATTTTAAAATCTCTGGTATTAAAGACAACGAGTATGATGGAAGCTCTGAGGGCAGAACAATTGAGGACTCATTTAAAAAGTTTTTAGAGCTTGATAATAAGAATAAGCGTCCCCAAAACGATACCAGACCAAAATCATAATGAGAGGCTATGGCTTATCAACCAACAAAACAAGAAATTGTCAAAGAGATTCTGAAATCAGGTAAGGATCCTGTATACTTCATAAATAACTATTGTCGTATTTCACACCCAATGAAGGGTTTAATAACTTTTCAAACTTATCCATACCAAGACGACCTACTTAGAGACTTCAATGACTATCGTTTTAATATTATCTTGAAAGCACGGCAGCTTGGGATCTCTACGATCACGGCTGCTTATTGTGTTTGGATGATGTTGTTTCACCGAGACAAGAACGTGCTTGTCATGGCTACAAAGTTTGGCACTGCTTCCAACTTGGTTAAAAAAGTCAAAGCAATGATGAAGAATCTTCCACCGTGGATTCAGATATCAAATATTAAAGTTGACAATAGATCATCATTTGAATTAAATAATGGTTCGCAAATTAAAGCTACGTCAACATCCGGTGATGCTGGGCGTTCTGAAGCCTTATCCCTTCTTGTGATTGATGAGGCCGCTCACGTTGACGGTCTCTCCGATCTGTGGACGGGTCTGTATCCCACTCTATCAACTGGTGGGCGATGTATCGCTCTTTCAACTCCAAACGGTGTAGGTAATTGGTTTCACAAAACTTATGTTGATGCAGACAACATGGAGAATGATTTTCACCCAATCGATCTTCCCTGGGACGTACACCCTGAAAGGGACAAACAATGGTTTGAAAAAGAGACAAAGAATATGTCTCGAAGACAGATTGCTCAAGAATTGGAGTGCAACTTTAATACTTCTGGCGACACAGTGATACACCCAGATGATCTGGCAAGAATAAACGCATCAACAAAAGATCCGAATTATCGAGTCGGTCATGACAGAAACTTTTGGATTTGGGAAAAGTATCATGATGATTTTTCATATTTAATGGTGGCAGATGTTGCACGCGGTGATGGCTCTGACTCTTCCACTTTTCACATTTTGAAATTGGAAACCATGGAGGTTGTAGCTGAGTATCAAGGAAAGCCAAGTTTGGATTTATATTCTAATATATTGTTTCAAGCCGGTCACGAATACGGCAAATGCCTGCTGGTTGTTGAAAACAATGGAATAGGCATATCTATTCTAGAAAAACTTATAGACTTGGGTTATCCAAACTTGTATTATTCGATTAAAGGAACTCATGAGTTTATCGATTCAATACAGGGCGAAGCCAACACAAGAGCCCTACCCGGGTTCACAACCTCAACCAAGACAAGACCTCTCATTGTTGCAAAACTAGAAGAGTTCATTAGGAATGGACTAATTACTTTATATTCTAGTAGATTGTTTCATGAACTCAAAACATTCATTTGGCACAATGGCAAACCACAAGCTATGCGATCATATCATGATGACTTAGTTATGTCTTTAGCTATTGCTTGTTGGGTAAGGGATACCGCACTACAAACAAGTCAAAGAGATGTTCAATATAAAAAAGCTATGCTTGACGGGATGTTCATGAAGACAACACAAATGAGCACAACTATTGAGGGTATGCAAGGACATAATAAATCTTTTGAGGATAAACACAAAAAAGCTATAAAAGAAGCAACAGAGTTTGCTTGGATTTTTAAAGGATAAATAAATGGCAAAAAACGATAAGAACCCATACAATAATGAATCCGATCTGTTCAGATCTCTAACGAGACTATTCTCGGGTCCAATATTAAATCGACGTACTCAGACCGGTCGACAGTTAAGACGACGACACCTAGACATATACTCTAAGTGGTTCAAGTCAGCATCAGGTAAACAGTTTAAGAAAACTGAATACAACCCAATGAGTGTAACTTCGGCCAATATGATCTCAAATCGAAATCGATCTGAGCGTTATGTTGACTTTGATCAGATGGAGTATATGCCGGAGATTGCATCTTCGCTAGACATCTATGCTGACGAAATGACAACCCATTCGGACCTTCAACCTATGTTGAAGATCAAATGCCCAAACGAAGAGATCAAATCTATATTGAACTCTCTGTATCACAATGTTTTGAACATCGAATATAACCTGTTCGGCTGGTGCCGTACAATGTGTAAATATGGTGATTTGTTTTTATATTTAGAATTAGATGAGTCATTGGGTGTCAAGAACTGTGTGGGTCTCCCACAACAAGAAGTTGAAAGACTGGAGGGTCAAGACCAAACCAATCCCAATTACGTCCAGTATCAATGGAACTCAGCCGGGTTGACTTTGGAAAATTGGCAGCTAGCTCATTTTCGAATCTTGGGTAATGACAAGCATGCGCCATATGGAACTTCTGTTCTTGAAGGTGCACGTCGTATTTGGCGACAATTGACTTTGCTTGAAGATGCCATGATGGCTTATAGGATTGTCCGTTCTCCAGAGCGACGTGTATTTTACATTGATGTCGGAGCTATTGCTCCTCAAGATGTTGAGCAGTATATGCAGAAGGTTATGACTCAGATGAAACGTCATCAAGTTGTTGACCCATCAACTGGCAAGATCGATCTCCGCTATAATCCTTTATCCATTGAGGAGGATTACTACATCCCTGTACGTGGTGCTTCAAATACAAAGATTGATAGCTTGGCCGGAGGTCAGTTTACTGGAACTGTAGAGGACGTAAAATACCTAAGAGATAAACTGTTCGCTGCTCTTAAGGTTCCTCAATCTTATTTGACAATGGGTGAAGGAGCTACTGAAGATAAAACAACACTAGCCCAAAAAGATGTTAGATTTGCAAGAACGATCCAAAGGTTACAAAGGGTAGTAACATCAGAGTTAGAAAAGATAGGAATCATCCACCTGTACACTTTAGGTTTTAGAGGTGATGACTTATTATCATTCAAACTAAGACTGAACAACCCATCTAAAATTGCTGAACTTCAAGAACTCGAACATTGGAAACAAAAATTTGAAGCCGCCGGCGCTGCTACTGAAGGGTTCTTCTCAAAAAGATGGATAGCAGAAAATATGCTTGGCATATCAGAGGATGAGTTTGTCAGGAATCAACGCGAAATGTTTTTTGATAAAAAGTTTATGGCTGCTCTTGAAGCTTCAGCGAGCGGCAATGCCCCAGAGGGCGACGGTGATGACCTTGGGGGACTAGGTGG